TCTGAAGTTGTAATCCAGACCTCTTGTACAGCTCTGCATCTATTAAACTGTACATTCCAAGTGCCTATAGCAAGAATCTCCATATATGTGCCATAGGACTTTTGCGTCTCAATGCTGCGATCAAGTTGCCTACACGCTTCATTAATGAAGAAGTTTGCTCCATTATCACTACCATCTGCATTGACTAAATCATACCTCCCTGAAAGATCCCTGAACTTTTGTCTTACATGAAGTAGGTCCATTTTAGTCTCTCCAAAAATTGTATGAACTACGGGACCAGTTGCGCGAGCTGGCCCCATAGCTAATGACCTGAATTACTCATTCATAGTGTTATTCAGGCCAATTCCGTTAAGAAGACCGCACTTCTGAGCAAGACCAAACTCGAGACCTGCTTCAGTAAGGAACTCCTCATTCAGCCCATCAAGTCTACGATTTCCGTAGCCTTCAGGATGAGTTTTGGAATTTGCCTCGCCGTAGAAGGTAGTATCTTGAACGAACCTGTACTTCAATTCACTAGGCTCAAGAATAATCCCCATGTGGCGAGTGGTTTCATCATAACTGAACAATGGATGAGTTTTGAGATAGATAGATCCAAATGGAGTAACCCACTCAGTGATTTTCATCCCGTAGGTTTTCGCACCTGGGAGGAGCTGCACTGTCCCACCAGCCTGAGCAAGGCGCTGAATACCTAACAATGCTCCAGATCCGCACAGCATGAGTTTCTCACCTGCTCCATAACGGAAGATCTGCTCAAGCAAAGTATCCAACCAGAACTGTCCAGCTGTAACTCCACCATACGCCTGAGTCTAATCATAGCCTGCCAGGGCACTATAGTGTGTAAAATCACTACAATTTGTAGCAGCATAGGTTCTAATGAAGTCGATAATACCACGAGTGGTACGCTCAGGCTTGCCATTATCACCTGTGTTTTCAGTCATGATTCCCCAGATGTACGCAAGTTCCATCTCCCACGAGTGCATTTCGAGAGCTTCTTTCTTAGCCTTCTGATATGCATCGCCAGTGCGCAATCTCGTCTGCATAGCAGTACGAGTGAGGGAAAGAGGAGTACGGAAGATCTGAGTTTTGTTATAGACTTTGGTAGGATCAAGTGAGATCGAGTCAGGCATCTCACCACCCTCAGGATTGATGTTACCTATGATCTTGAAGGTATCACAATCACTAAGGTCGTGTGAAGAAGAGTTATCATCATCTTCGAGGAGTTTAACAGAAAGAACTGCATTCACTCCACCGAGAGCAACACCAGTAACTTTACCATTAACATCGACGGTATAGTCACTCGCATCCCTCAAGAGGATCTGATGACCTTCACGAATGAGTCCACCAAGTGCAACTGTTGTTACCACATACACAGTTTGCCCAGCAACTCCACCTGATACATAAGCAGCAGACAGATCCGGTAGTGTGTAAACACCACTCACCGCACCTTGAATGGAAGACTGTGTCTGAGTCCACCAGTAAAACTCAGGATCATTTACCTTCTCCGACCGCATCATACTAAGCAATGCAGTCAACGGAGCCATACCATTTGGGTAGAGATAAAGAATAGCCTCTCTCCAATTCTTAGGCCTCTGATCTGCTACCCAATCACCTGTTCCACGCATTCCTAACATAGGTTAGTTCTCCTTTCGTTTCTAGTAGTAGCTAGCCGAATCAATAACAGCTATTGGAATCCACGCTAGGCCATCGCTATAGAGGAGCACTCTATCGCATTTTCCGTTAAGTACAAGATCACCAGTCCAGCATTCACTGTCATCTTTATCAGCGATAGTTACTGTATTCGTTCCAGTCGCTACACGAGGAATGATGGAGTAGAATCTACCTTTCGCCTCAGCAACAGGAGGAAGAGTGATAGTAATTGCCGCTGCAGATGCATCAGGACGAACTACGTAATCGCGCGTAGTCATCTGATAATCCACAAGAGGATTTACAAACTTATCAACTACCTCCCTATAATGCTGTTCACTATTCTGTTCAAGTCCCATAGTTTAATCTCCTGCCGTTTTCAGCATTTCGTCAATTTCAGTTTCCACACCCTTTGGAGCAGACTTGGAGGAAGGTTTAGTTCCTCCACCCTGCTTCGAAGGAAGTTTAGGTACAGACTTAAGTTGAGGTTTAGAATCTTTCTTAAGCCCAAGTCGTTTATAAGCTTCAGATGCAGTTAGAGATAAAATCTCTTCATATGATTTACCTTTATTCCCCTCCTGAACATCTTTGAAAGTCGCAGCTACTGCTTTTTTAAATCCAGCGAGTTGAGGATTTTCAGCATAGAATTTATCATGAGTAGCCTTGAGATTGTTAACTAGCTCAATATTCTCCCTAACGATGTTAGGAAGGGACTTTGCGTTGCTTTCGGATACCATCTTGAAAATATCCTTAGCGGCTTTAGTATAGACTTTATTAAGTAATGAGTTGAGAGACTTTGGATCTCTAACTACGTCATCAACATCTATATCTCCGACGAAGTCTTGTTCAGGTATAGTTACATCAACTTCGGAAGGTTCATGTTTTTCAACTGGCTCTTCCTTAGGCTTGGATAATGCTTCTATCTGAGCACGAAGTTCAGAGATAGTCTTATCTTTTTCATCGACGACAGATTCTTCTTTTTTCTCTTCTTCTACTTCTTCAGTCTTCTCTTCCTCAACTACCTCTTCTTCCTCTTCCTCTTCAACCTCTTCAGCTTTTTCCTCAACTACTTCTTCACTCCCTTTTTCTTCCCCTTGCACTTCGCCATCTGATTCCTCCTCTACTTTGCCCTCAAGGGCATCTAAAAGTTGTCCTATTTCCTCTTCCTTGTCCATTGTCCTCTCCAATTTAGTCCGTACAAAATTTGTATGGACTTTTATGAATGATTGTTATCTAGTTCTTCTGCTATCTTCATACTTAGAATAGTATCCAAAATACCAGTTACGAAATCAACTGTTGAGCGCCGTCCTGCGATGTGGCCGAGATGAAGTAATACTTTTGCAGTCGTAGGATTCTCATCATCTGAAGTTTCCACTATCGCATCATATTCACCAGCAGCCTGATCTTTCCACCTAGTCACTTCATCGAGGATATCTAACCAAAGATTAGATTCCATGAAATCTTCTATTTGTGTTTTAGTAGCACGGATCATTGCATTGCTCCTACAGGGATCATATTGCCTCGCTGGACTTGATCCATCACTTGCCCATCAGGCATTACTTGAGGCTGGATTTGATTAGTCTTCTTTCTAAAATCCTCAATGTTTTTAGCACCGAGTTGATAGGCTATGTATTCAAATATGCTGACTACATCAAATTGAGGAGCTAAAATCTCTGATGTGCCAATAGCTTTGAACAAGTCAATCCATGCACCTGAGAAGCTCCCTCCAGGGACTGTTCCATCGTGAGGGATGAGATCATAAGCTATTGCAAGGTCATGCAGTCCTACCTTTATATTCTCACTCCCAAACTTAGTCTTAAGCATCTCAGCATAACGACCTACAGCTTTTACAACAGTCTCTTTTGTTGTATACTGCTGCGTATGCACAGCGAACATCTTACCTATGTCTTGCATAGCTTGGAGACTAATAATCTGTGCAACTCTTTGCATTCGAGATACTGACGAAGACCTAGTACCTTCAAACTCAGCACTCGTCAATCGCTCAGGTCCACCTTGACGAAGCACACCTTGCATTGACTGGTCTGTGCCTAGTATCCTATCCATCATGCCTGAGACATAAGATGCATCTGAGATATTAAGACGAGTGATGTCCTGAATTCCTAACTGCTGAACTACCTTATCTACTCCACGGCCCCACGCAGGTCTTCTCAATCTAATAAGTTTTCCAGGCTGAGGATCTTTTAAGTCATCCATATTCACTAAATAAGGATCAACTATCAACATATCATTGATAGCTTTGCGGACATTACTTATATGTGAATTGAAGAGGAAATCTAAAGTATTCTGCAGCCCATAAGCTATCTCCAGTCTCCCTATCGGAGTCATTGAGTACCCATCATACTCTGGAGAAGCTACAGCTACTGGATACATACCATGATTATGATTAGCTTGTTCACATCTTATTACAATATCATCAGATGCGATTTCAAAGTACCACTTTTCAGGTACTTCAGATTTAGAGAGTTTCCACTCAGCTGGAATAAGTGTTACATACATCCTTATTCTATCAACAGGATTAGTAACTCCATCTGTTAAATATGGATTAGATGATGCACCAAACTTGATCTCACGATCACTCTCATCTAATGCAAACACAGATCGTTTATTCTGTTTCTCTCTCAAGTACTTAACATTAAACATCCCTGAATCTCTTTGGCTTTCTTCCGCAAGGAGATTCATATAGTTCCCACGTTCTATCCAGCCAAAGAATTCGCCTTTTTGTATGTCTACGCTGGAGACTGATGGATCTGGAAGGAGCATGTAAGGTTCTATATTACTAAGTGCATTACCTTCAAAGAGCAAGTCATCTATAAACTGTAACGACTCTCCAGTAGCAGATCCAACTGGTGATACCGAAGTAACTGAGGACCTTACTACTTTCTTCCCATACCTTCTATTCCACTCAGGAATTACTACACCCATTCCATAAGCCATTGAATCCCTGAAGAGCGTATGGAGGTTGAGCGCTACTTTAGATTCAATACAGTGGAGCCTAATGAGGAGTTCCATAAGCGCCGCACCAATAGTATCATCATCCTCTACTCCTTCATATTTGAAGATAGGGTCTTGAATGAAAGCTGCCATTAGATATGTGAGCATAGCTTCCATTGAAGCGTAGGAATATGGAAATACTATTGATACAGGCTTGGTGGAATCTTTACTCTTTAATCTCTCCTCTTCATCTTTAAGAGGAATATACGTCGTAAGAGTTCTATCTATCTCCCTCCAAGAGTTAAATCTCTTCTGCATTTCATTTCGAGAAGAA